TGGTACAACAGGCGTCAGCACGCGCATCTACCGCAGCAGGGTGGAGCCGATCACACGCGGCGAATCACCGGCCATTGTGGTGGAGCCGATCTCAGACCAGGCGGTGATCAGCAACAGCCATTGCAAGACTGACTGGACGCTGACGGTGCGTGTGGCGATCATCGTGCGTGGCGCCATACCGGATCAGGCAGCTGATCCGATTGCCGAGAGTATGCACGCCAAGATCATGGCAGACCAATCAGTAGGTGGCTATGCCATGGCCATCGAGCCGCGCGGCGTGCAGTTTGACATGATCAGCGCAGACCAACCTGGCGGTGTGATCGCTTGCGACTATGAGGTGAGGTACAGGACTGGCCTTGCAAGCTTGGTAAGCTAGTGATGGCAAAACCTAGACTATCCGTGAGCAACAAAAAGCTCCCGCCACTGCCATCTGCCGGCGGCACTTATGTGCTGAACGACAAAGGCACCGAATGGACATTGCACCAGCAAACCTCCAACCCGCTGATTCCTGCGACCGATGGCACTGACACGCAACCGCCTGCTGCTGGCGAAATCTGAATCGAGCTATGGCGTGGTGCCGTCACCGGCGCCAGCCGGTACTGATGCGGTACTGATCAGCAATCTTGAAGTGTCACCGCTCCAGCTTGAGCTGAAGGACCGCGAGCTGGTGCAGGGCTACCTGGGCAATTCGGCGCAGGTGGTGGGACAGACCAGCGTCGGCGTGAACTTCAGCGTGGAGCTGGCAGGCAGCGGCACTGCAGGCACTGCACCGCGCTGGGGCTCACTGATGAAGGCATGTGGGTTCTCGGAGACTGTTGTCACCAGTACCAGCGTGACCTATGCGCCAGTGAGCAGCAGCTTCAGCAGCGTGGCGCTGGACTTCAGGAACGATGGCATCAAGCACCTGATCCTGGGCGTGCGCGGCAATGTGGCGATTGAAATGAGTGCCGGTGAAATTCCTAGGTTGAATTTCACTTTCATGGGGATATATGGGGCGCCAACTGCTACAGCAAATCCGGCAACAACATTTACCAATCAATCAACGCCGGTCGCAGTTAATGCCGACAGCACCACCAGCGTTAGCGTGCATAGCTACTCCGCGTGCATGAATGCATTTAGCCTTGATATGGCGAACAATATGGTGTTCCGCCAGTTGGCAGGTTGCACAAAGCAAGTCATGATTACGGATCGCGCGCCAAGCGGCTCGATCACGGTTGAACTTCCCGCGCTTGGCACAAAGGATTTTTATACCATCGCAGCTGCGCAGACTGCTGGCGCCATCAGCTTCCAGCATGGCCAAACCGCTGGCAACATTGCCACATTCACGGCCAGCAACTGCGCATTTGATTCACCAACACTGGAAGACGGTGATGGTATTCAGCACATTGTGCTGCCATTCCGTCCGCTGCCTGGCAGCAGCGGTAACGATGAAGTTTCCATTGCGCTGACCTGATGGGTTTCATCCTTGAGCAAACGCCAACCTTCTCCTGGCCGATCACGATTCGGGAGCAGGTAGACAACGGCCGTTACCGCACGCATACATTTGAGGCAGTCTTCAAGCGGCTGCCGCAGAGCAGGCTGGAGGATCTTGCAATCAACTTCCAGCAGCTGCGCCATGCCGTCAAAAACGACGACCTGATTGATCGGATCCCTACCAGGGAGATTGCCAGCGAGATCTTGGTGGGTTGGAGCGGCATCTTCGAGGCCGATAACACCACGCAGATCCCGTACTCCGAGGAAACCAAAGCGCAGCTGCTGGAGGTGGCCACTGTTGCTGAGATGTTGGTGCAGACCTACATCGAAAGCGTGGAGAAGGCCAAGGCAAAAAACTGACCGGCGCCGTGGATCACCTGTTCCGCGGCGAGAAGCCAAACGATGACCTGCTGGCTGACGCGGCAGAGTATGGCATCGAGCTGCCGGAGGCTATGTTTGCGCCGCAGCATTTCAAGCTGTGGCCTGAACATGCTGAGGTGGTCGATCTGTTCCTCCGCTGCATGACGCAGTGGCGCCCTACCAGCAATGGCGTGATCGGCTTGGATTATGGAGTGGTGTTGCAGCTTGCTAGCCTGTATAAGATCAGCGACCCGGCCGTAGTGCTGGAGGATTTGCAGGTGATGGAACTGCACGCCAGGGCGCAGATCAACAAGCAGTTGGAGAAGCGCTGATGGCCGTGATGGAAGCGCTGCTGAAGATCAAGGCATCGGTTGATGGCGAAGGTGCTGTGACGGCACTCGCCAAGGGCATAGGTGGCTTGAAGAAAGGTGCAGAGGATGCCAGCAGCGGCCTCGGCGGAATGCTCAAGAGCGCCGGCGGCCTGAGCGGCGCGCTGGGCAGCCTGGTGCCATTGGTGAGCGGCGTTGGCCTGGCGGCCATGGCCAAGGGCGCCATTGATGCAGCGGACAAAATGAATGACCTGTCGCAGAAGACAGGCGTGAGCGTTGAGCGCTTGAGTCAGTTCGACCAGGCGGCCAAGATGAGCGGCACCACGATCGATGCAGTGGGTGGCGCGATGGTCAAGCTGGCCCGCGGCATGGTTGCAGCTGGCACCGCAACTGATGAGTATGGGCAAACAGCCGAGCAGGCGCTGCAGGATGCGACGCAGGCGGTAGAAGATGGCGAGGATCGTCAGGTTCAGGCGGTCCAGGATGCTGCCGACAAGCGGCTGGCGGCACTTGAAAAGGAATCAGACGATCGACTGCGAGAAATCAACAAGCGATACAAAGCAGAAGCAAGACTGCTGGGTGATTCGTTTGATGATCAATCAAGGCAGGAAGCCGATGCAGCAAAAGATAGGCAACAGCAGGAAGAACGCGCAATCAAGCGTCAGTTTGATGCGCGTGCCAAGGCAATTAAGGATGATAAGTATCTGACTGACCAGCAGAAGGAAGCAAAGCTGCAAGCATTGCGCGACGAAGAAGACAGTGTGCTCAAAACGCTGGACCGTGGCTACCAGCAGCAGCAGACGCAACGCACGCGGCAGTTTCGTGATGCACAGCAGCAGCAGGAAGATGCGCTTGAAGAGCGCAAGCGTACCGAAGAAGAACAGATCAAGACCCGGATCAATACAGAGAAGAACCTGACCAAGGAGCACGCCGATGGTCAGGTGAAGCTGATCAAGCAATCAAGCAAAGAGCAGATCGAGTCCTTGAGGGAATTGGCCGAAGGTCCGAAAGGTGTGGCAAAGGCTCTAGCAGCGCTTGGATTGAGTGCGGTGGATACCAGCGGCAAGATGAAAAGCACTGATGAGGTGATGCTCGAAGTAGCCGACAAGTTCAAGATGATGCCAGATGGCGCCAAGAAATCAGCGCTTGCTATCCAGCTATTTGGCAAGTCTGGCGCGGACATGATTCCACTGCTTAATGGTGGCCGCAAGGCAGTGGAAAGCCTTGGCATCACCATGACAACCAAGTTTGCCAAAGGCGCTGATGATGCCAATGACAAGCTGGTGGTGCTTCAGACCAAGCTGGTTGAGCTCAGCGTGAAGCTTGGCACTGCATTGATGCCAGTGCTCAACACGATCACTGATCTGGTCATCTCGTTGGCCACTGGTTTCAGCAGCCTGCCGGATTGGATGCAAGGCACCATCGCAGCCGTTGGCGGCCTAGTGATTGCGCTCGGGCCGCTGGTGCAGATCCTTAGTGGTGCAATGGTCGTTATCAAAGGGATTGCAGCGTTGCAGCTTGGGGCCACCATCGCCAGCTGGGCAGCTGCTCTTGGCCCCGCGATGGGCGTCATCAGCGCTGCATTCTCAGGCTTGCTGGCCTTCTTGAGCGGCACCGTGCTGCCAGCGCTGCTGGCCTTCTTCTCTGGCCCTGTCGGCTGGACGGTGCTGGCCGTGGCGGCGGTGGTGGCGATGGCCATTGCATTCCGCAAGCCACTGGGTCAGTTCATTACTTGGCTTGGCAGTGTGTTCAAAAAAGGATGGGATGGCTTTGTGAAGAACATCCTGGAGAAGCCAGTCAAGGCGTATTTCAAGTGGTGGCGCAGCAACTGGGAGTCAGCGGTAAAGTTCGTGACTGGATTGTTTTCAGGTATTGCCAAAGCATTAAAGGCGCCATTGGATGGCATCGTCAGTATTCTCAGGAATACACTGCGGCTGGCCTTCCGAAATCTCGAGAACGCATTCAATGCTTTTGTTCTTCGGTATAACAACCTCGTCGCCAATCTGAAAAAGTCACCATTCGGTGGAATCCTTGGCCTGATTCCTACTATTCCATTGCTGAACTTTCCCAAGTTTGCTCAGGGTGGCATCGTCACACGTCCGACCGTGGCAATGGTGGGTGAAGGCGGAGAGTCTGAATACATCATCCCAGAGTCCAAGATGGACAAAGCGCTTGACCGCTTCATGGTCAAAGCGCAAGGCATCACAGCCGGCACGCGCGACATCAGAATCAACGTGACCACCGGGCCGGTTGTTCAGTTCGGCGGTGAGCAGTACGTCACCCTCAGCGACATGCAGGCCGCCATGCAGGCCACCGCCAGGAGCGTGCTAAGCAGCCTGCGCAATCCAGCAACGCGCATCTCAGTGGGGCTGGCCTAATGGCACGCGCGCAAGCCCAGTACCTTCGGATTTACTCAGCTGCTGGTGTCACCATCAACCGCTGGCAGAGCTACTACAGCAAGGCCGTGCTGCTCAATGGTGATCTCTGGCTCAGCGTTGCATTCACAGCGCAGGGCTTTACAGAAGGCGCCAGCGGCGTTGAATCTGACATCAGCATCACAGCGCCTGCAACCGGCATTGTGGTGGCGGCATTTGAAGCAGCACTTCAGAATGCCTACCTGGTGGATCTGACCACCTACCAGTTCGATGCGCTCAACGGCAACGATGTTCCGCAGACCGGGCAGGAGTTGATCGCGTCATACACCGGTCAGGTGGTGGGCGGCAGCGGCAGCCTGACCAGTCTTGAGATGACCCTGGGCGCACCGGTTGCTGCTGTTGGCGCTCAGGTGCCACCACGCACGCTGACCAGCGCGATCATGGGCACTGGGTTCCGGCCATGACGATTAGCACTCCATCAGCCGCGCCTACCGGTGGCGGCAAAGCGCTTGACATTCCGTTCTTTGCGCAGGACCTGAACCCAGCGCCGGTCATGAGCATTCAGACCGGCATCGTGCCACCACCTGCCACGTCGCCACCGGCGGCGGTGACCAGGCCGCTGGATGTGGCACAGCAAGCTGCCAGCCTGGGTGATGTGGTGCCGATCGTCTTCTGCCGCCAGGTGGCCGGTGTTGGCGGTGTGCTGATCAGCCCCAGCGCCACTGAAGCGCGATTTGTGAACAGCGCCACCAATCAAGTCACAGCGTTCTACTTGCTGGTCTTGGGCGAGGGATTGATGGATTCAATCCCGGTGCGTGATGTGTTCTCCGGCGGTTGCCGCCATGGCAGCCACACTCAAACCTTCAACCGTCGCGCCGGTGATTGGATCCCAGAGAATGCCATTGTGCAGCGCAGTGGCTACACGCTGCCAAACTGCCCGCAGAACTGCGGCAGCATTGGCAGCTACCCAGGCATCTCAACGCTTAGCTTCTCGCGGCAGGTGGCTGATGGCTCAACGCTGTGGGACCGGCAGGTGCATCTGTTCATCCGCGGCGGCATGTATGTGCAGCGGTTGACGGATCAGGCCTTTGGCCCCAGCGATAACTTTGCAGACCTGACCAACTGGCTGCTTGCCAACATCGGCGGATTGAATGCCAACCTGATTGATACAGCAGGCCTGACCACGGTCGCGCGATTCCTCAGCGCCAATGGTTTGAAGTGTGACTGCGTGCTGAAGGAAAGCATCAACTACGAGGAGCTGATCACCAAGTGGGCGCCTTACTTCCTGGTGCGTGCCAGCCGCGTGCAAGGCAAACGCGGCCTGAAGCCGCTGGTGCCAACGCTGGTGGGTGGCTCAATCAACACCACCAGCTCAGTGGCGGTGTATCAGTTTGATGAGGATACGATCCTGCTGGATTCGTTCCGCATCGAATACAGCGACCTGACGCAGCGGCAGCCGTTTGTAGCGCAGGTGATGTGGCGCCAGCAGGCAGAAGATGACATCGGCATCATCCGCACCGTGGAGCTGCGTTACTCCGACACCGCACGCACGAACCTATCAATCGAGACCCATGACCTCAGCGAGTTCTGCACCAGCGGGATGCACGCTGCCAGGTTTGGCGCCTACCTGTTGGCCAGCCGCGTGAACATCACCCACTCAGTCACGTTCAAAGCAAGGCCCCAGGCGCACAACGTCAGCGTGAGCGTTGGCGACCTCGTGCGCGTCAAGCTGCCGCGCGCATCGGTAGGCGTTGGCGAGGCTGTACATGACTTCCTCTATGAGGTGGTCACCATGGGCAAATCACTGGAAGGTGTGGTGAGCTACGAGTGCATCCACCATCCAGTGGATACGCTGGGGAGAAGCATCGTGGCAGTTGCGGTGGCCAATGTTCCCTATACAGCTGGCCTGGTGGATACCGCCAAGACTGGCCCCAGCTGCGACGCTGATGCCGGCCGCGCAACGGATTCAACCATCCCGGCTGAGGTTTACATCCAGGTGATCGACCCACCGGCACCGCTTGATCCTGCTGTTGAGGATGCTGTGGTGCCATCGGATGAGGTGCTGATCGGTAATGTGCCAGTGCAAGGCACAGCAAGCGGCACCGTGACCAATCCAGACGACGGCCTGGATAGCTACGGATGAGCACCTTTCCTGCGCTGGTACCAAGCAGCCGGACGTTCACGCCTGGCAGCTACCCGAACACGGCCTACCAAGGCGTGAACGGCATGGAGAACCGCGTGCGACATTCCAACGTGCTGATCGACTCGACGCTGCAGCTTGAGTTCATCGGCCTGAGCGAGGCGCAGGTGTTGGCGATCCTGCTGCACTACCAGGCGCGCCGCGGGCCATACGGCAACTTTGGATTGCCGGCTGAGGTGATGAGCGGCGTGAGCAGCGTGGCTGATTATTCGTTGCAGGGTTACGCATGGAGCTATGTCGAGCCGCCAACGGTTGAGGATTATCCCTGCGGCAGCCATGGTGTCAGCGTGACGCTGAGCAGCTCTGTGGCACCTACGGCGGACATCCTGCCGTTCACGACGACCATTGCGATTGGCTTGAGTGCTGGTCGTGGTGCAGCTGCCAATGGCACATCGCAAACACTGACGCTGACGCTATCAAGAGCTGGCGCACCTGGCGTGATTGTTGAGGTGCCTGCGCTGGTTGCTGTGTTCAGACTGCGGTTCCCGGTTTCGTAGCCATGGCTGTAACTGTTCACCTATTTAACATCTCCGACGTTGTTCGCTATGGGATTATCCAGAAGGATAAGACTGTTGCTTTTGCAGGCAGAAACCCCTTTTACTTGACCCTTAGAAGCGTTGGCATAGCGTCTACAACTGGTGGCTATGCGTTGTTGCGCGAATGGAACGGCACCTATTCCAGCGCAGGCGCAAACGAGTTGCCTACTGGCAATGGTTACACCAAGGGCGGAAAGGCATTGCAGAATGTGCGAGTTAACTACGCATCAGGCGAATTGACAATGGCGGCCGATGATGTTGGATGGAGCGCAACCGGATCCGGCATCGCCGCACGATCTGCATTGTTGTGCTACGAGCTACCGCAGGCCAGGTCAAACAATGGAGCATCGCTTAATGATCCGTACACCGCATCAATAGCGCTCGCGTTGATTGATTTTGATGCACTGCTGACTGCCAGTAATGGCACAGCCTTTACTGTGCAGTGGCCATCTGCTGGCATTTTCAAATTCACCATGGCATAAAGCAATGGCAGTAACCGTCAACATCTACCAGCAGTCTGCCATTCGGTATCTTGCAACTTATGGCATGGATCAGCAAGACGCAAAAACCTTCTGGTTTAAAAAGCTAGGGACGGTGTTCGCTCTGCTGTGCAGCACTGATGTTGCGCAGTTCGACAGCAGCTACACCGGCCGCGTTGACCAGCTGCTGGGCAGTGGCGTAACAGAACTGCCGACCGCCAACGGCTACACCAAAGGTGGTCAGTACGTGCAAAACCTTTACACCTACTATAACGGCCCTGGCCCGTTTGACTTTCTCCAAGAGTCTAGTTTAATTCGCGGCAGCAAGCTTTTAGAATTGCGGCCTGCGTCTCAAAGATTCCCAGGTTCAGGTGACACAATCAACTGCTTTAGGTGGGTGCCATCAGGCACGCTAAGCGCAAAATCATTGCTGCTTTGTTTGCAGACTCCCTTGGATGCAGCGAGTTCATCGGAGCCAATTTATAGCGCATCGTACCCGCTGGCAATGGTTGATTTTGGCGGCACTGTTACGGGCACGCCTGGATCTGTGCTAGCAGTTCCTTATCCAATCGTGGCTACTGCAATTCGCTGGACAATAGACTGAATCACCAGGAGCGTGCAGCATGGCTTCCTTTGTCTACAACTCGGTGCTGACTGATCTGATCAACGGTGATCTGGATTTTGCGGTTGACAGCTTTAAGCTGTTGCTGGTTGGCGTTGGCTACACGGCCAGCAAGGACGGGCACGACCGGCGCAATGATGTGAGCAGCGAGATCAGCGGCACTGGTTACACCGCTGGCGGCAATGCCACCACCTGCACCATCACCAACGACACCAACAAGAAGATCCTCACCTTCTCGTCGGTGTCGTGGCCATCAGCCACGTTTACAACTGCAGGCGGCGTGATCTACAAAGCGCGCGGCGGTGCCAGCAGCGCCGATGAACTGATCGCCTACCTGGACTTCAGCGGTGAGGTGGTTTCCTCCGGCGGCACCTTCAGCGTCAGCACCAGCGTGATCACGCTGTCGAACTGATGGCCACGTTCTGGGAGGAATGGGACTGGCAGCCGCAGGAGCCATTCCTCTATGGCGCGGTCACCACAGCGTCATACCCAACGCTGACACCAACCGGTCGCAGTTACAGCATGGGTCGCTTTGCTGTCTCGCGTGAGGTTGGCTTTGGTGGCGGGCAGGTGAAGTTCCTGCACAGCAGCCGCGTCAGCAACCTCACCATGGAGCTGAGCTATGAGAACCTGACTCAGGCCGAGATGGCCAGCATCCGCGATCACTACCGCGGGCAGCAGGGTTCATTCGTCAGCTTCCTGCTGCCGGCTGAGATCTGGGCAGGCCAGTCGAGCGTGTCCAACATCGTGCCGGCTGG